TGAACCAGAAAAACTACCACCACCTGCACTACCAAACAATGCACCAAATCCCGACCCACCAGTTAAAGTATCTATAACACCCGGTGATGCAAAAGAACTTGTTGGTATATCTCCAGCTCCAATTTTTAATTTTGATTTTTTACTTTTACTTAAATCCACACCAGGTATTTCTGTACTCGGTGCTCTCTTGTTTAAAGAATCTAAGAAATCTTTAGTTTTATCTTTAGCTTCGCCAACTTTCTTTATATAAGTTGTTATTTCTTGCCAAACTTTTTTGACTTTTCCTTTGATTAAATCCCAAAGTTTAGTTACAACTGCTGTAGCTATAATTTGAGCTGCTGCATCCAATAAAGCCAATCCTAAAATTTTAGCTATGCTTAGAAATTTGTCTTTAAACGAATCGCCTAGTACTACAGCACGACCTAATGCAATTGCTATATCATCTATTGCTGTGGTTACATTACTGACTAAAGCTTGACCTACAGCATAAGCTGCTGTTTCACTTGTAAGTCGCCATTTACTCCATTCAGACTCCATTCCTTCTGTAAGCTTTCTATAAAGATTTACAGAATCTCCAACAGTTTCATTATTTTGTTTTTGTTGTTTATTTAAATCTTCATATTGATTTCCTAAATTTTCTACTTCTTTACCAAGAGCTTGAAAGTATTCAAATGCTCCGGTTACAAGTAAGCCAACTAATAAAGTGCTCCAGCTTCTGGTAAATGCTGATGTTATTGCAGTCCATTTTGCTACTTGTCTTAAAGCATTAGCAAGTTGAGTTGCCCAAGATATTATTTTTAAAGCTATTAATAATTCAAAAGTAATTCTAATTGCATCCCAATTTTCATAAAGAAACTTTGTAACACTAGCTAAACCTCTTACTGCTGAAGCTAAAACATCACCAATACTTTTAGCAAAATCTTCTACCATTTTCTGATTGGTAGCTAAGAAACTGTCTAAAGCTTGAAGTTCAGTTTTCATAATATCAAAAAATTGGTCTGTAATAGTTTTTTTAAATTGAAAAACTTTATCGTTAATCATTGACAATGTACCAGCAAATGTTTGTGCTAATAAATCTGTGGATTTTCCATATTCTCCACCCGGTCCAAAGGCATTGTTGAAAGCAGCAATTGTTTCTTCAACTGATACTGTAGCTCCTTGTTTAAAGCCAAGCATACTTCTAACACCTTTTTCTCTGAATATATCAGCAGATGCTATACCACCAGCAAATGCTCTTTGTATTTGTGAAGCTGTTGTTTGAAAATCTAAACCTGTTGCAGAAGCAACATTACCAGTAACTGCTAATATCTTTGCTAAATCATCAGCATCCTTAGATACTACTGCCAAATTACCTGCAGCTTTTTGTATATCTTCTAAACTAAATGGAACTTTACTAGCAAACTTGTTCATTACATCAAAAGCTTTGCTACCTTGTTCAGTTGATTTAAATAAAATTCCTAATCTTACTTCAAGATTTTCTAATTGATTACCTACACCAATTAAATTCTTTAATACTCTTCCACCTAGAATTGCTGCATAAGTTACAGCAGCAGCTTTAACCAAAGAAAAGCTACTACTTAACTTTTTATTTTCTGCAGTAAGTTTAGATGTTTTTTGTTGTAGTTTGGATGTGTTTTGTTCTACTTTCTTTAATACAGCAGTAGATTGGTCTATCGATTTAATTATGATTTCTATGCTGTTTGCCATAGATTATATTTTATCCTTTACTTGCTGGATTGTCTATTTCGTTTCTGAATTATACGAACTAACTCATTTACTTCGTTTATAGTCAAATCAGAAATCTCTTCTATAGTCCATCCATATTCCTTAGCTAATAAATCGACTATGGCATAAAAGTTTTTGTCTAGTCTGTCTTTATTGCCAAAAAACTTGCGACCACATTAGACATTTGTTCCATCATTTCAAAAGTTGCATGTTCTTCTACCCAACCTTCATTTATCGTTGGGTCAGATGAACAAACAGCTATTGTAAAAACAGTAAAAATATCTGTAAAAGATGGGTCTGTTCCAACCTTAGTAAGAGATTTGCCTAGCTTTTTTTCAATTGCTACAACATCTCTTGCCTTAGCTGTTTTTACTTCTATCTCTTTTCCTTGAAAAGTGAACTTCATGAGCTTCTCCTTATATTAATAACTTGCTTCTGTATTTGTTAATGTATACCTAACTGAATAGCTACTAGAAGTATCATATTCACCATTACCTTCGTAAGATGCTACAATTCTTCCCGGTCCACCAACATTACCTGCAAAAGTTGTGTAATTTGTTTGTGGCATATCTATTGTAATTTCATTAGTAGCACTTCCACCAATGTTATCTCCAGTTAGTGTAAATAAAAATCTTTGCCTAGTTTGTGCAGCAAAAACATTATACTCATCTTGATTTGAGAAATCTTGGTCACCAGCTACTCCAACTGTTCTAAATCCATCTCTTTTAAGTTTAGCTTCAGTTTTTTCACCATTTAAAGTTGGTACACCAACTAATGGATTTGTTAAAGTTACTGTTGCAGATTCAAATTCTCCATTTGCACTACCAGCAACTTGTAAAGAAACTGTGTCCCAAGTATAAGGACTTGCATCTACATAAGATGGTGTTGTTCCTGCTACAAGATTTACTGTTCTTGCATGAAGAGTTGCTGTAGCTTCTATAATTCCACCAGCAGTCATATTGATTGCAAGTGTATGAATTTGTGCATCAACATATTGATATGCACTTCCAACATTTTTATAAACTTCTACTGTATAAGGTGGTAAAGCAACTATCTCATCAAAATCAGCTTGTCTTGGTAAAAATTCATGAATATAAGCTGATGTAGATAATGTAGATGTAGATTGACCACAAACTCCATTTAAGAAGTGTCCTAAATATATTGGATGTGGCTCAAATATTATATCCCCTGTTATATTCTTAATGCCAGTTAAAGTATCTGGGTTATCAAATATTCCTTCAATATTTTCTGATTGTAACTGCTCAATATTCTCAGTTAATGATTCTGATTTGAATGGTATATAAGTTCTATTTGTCGTTGCTGTTCCAGCACTATTTTGTAAACTTAAACTTACATAACCACCTATTCCGTATGCCATGCTTTACTGCTCCTTAGAAGTTTTATCTTCTTCTTTTATTTTACTAGCTTTTACTTCAATTGCAATTCCATCATTTACTAGATTAGCTCCTAATTCTTTAGAAACTGTTACGATTTTATCTTTTTCTGCTTTTCCAAATCCAACTATTGTTAAATCGCCTTTAATAAATTTAATCTTCATTATTCTCGTACCTCACATTGTAATTTTACACTAACACCTTTAAAAAAACCAATACCATCAGTAAGTTTTTGATTGTCAAAATTACCACCAAGAAATCTTGTTATTAAAACAGTATCGGATATTGTTCTATTTAATTTCAATACTTCTTTAACTTTTCCCAGCATATCATCCCTTGCTTCAGCACCTGCTAAATTTTCTAAACTAAAATCATAGCACCAAATTTCTAATGTTAAAAAAGTTCTTACTGGCTTAGTTCCACCAATTAATTCTTCATCTGCTGGAGAATCCCAACTGTCTAAATAAATAGCAACATAAGGACAAGCATCAGTTTTGACAGCATCTATTGGCTCAACCAAAACTGTATAGCCAGATGTATCTGCATTATTTTCTATTAAATCTTTGACAGCATTTTCTATACCAAGATAATCTATTATTGCCATAATTAGAGTTTATACCTATTTAATTAATTTCGCAATGTAGTTAGTGTATTGCTTGTCTATTACTTCTACAACTTTAGGTGTACTTGGTAACATAGGTCTTTTTGGTACTCCATCACCTTCTTCGTGATATTTTGCATATTTAACTTGTGTGCCAATTCGTAAAGTATTTCCTGTAATATCTTGTCTAAAGCTACCTCTTAAAACACCAGTATCAATTAATACTCTTGAGCTACCTTTTCTGGCAATGGTTAGCTCTTTTATCATCTTCCATTTGCCACCTTGACTAGGATTACCACCTTGTTGAAAATATCCATCTATTTCGTTTAAAAGTAAAACACCAGCTTGTTTCAATGGTGCAGCTTGATTTACAACTTCAACTTGTACTTTTCTTAGCAAGTTATTAATTTTTCTTATACCTTTTACTATAACTGCCATCTAATATAAAGGATTCCATTCTTCATCTTTTACATCATCATATTCATCTTCAAGTCTATCGCTATCTATTTGCTGTAAGGTTTCATCAAGCATTGTAAATGTTGGAGTATAATTCATTGTATTAGAGAAAATAGTATCTCCAGAATTATAAACAATAAGTTCTCCAGAAGATGTTACAAGTCCTAAAGTTCCATCATTAATTTTGTTTAATGTGTCTACTATATATTTTTTTCTTTCTTCTACCCATGCATTAGTAGAGCCCACCTCTTGAGTGAAGAATCTCTCTAAGATTTTAACGAGGGAATATTCTGTTGAAAGAGTTGTTATCATAGGTGGGCTACTAGAAAAAGGTAAGGTATAATTGTTTGCTAAATATCCGTTGATTTCATTTTCAGCTTGGTCAATATAAAAAGATATTGAAGCTGAATTAACAGAAGCCAAGCTTCCTACTCTTGGATATAAAGAATAAACATTGGGTACTGTTGTATAAGTCGGCATGAAGTTATTTTATCATACCGACCTAAACAATCAATTAAACATTGTATCTGTCGTAAGCTATGTCATTTATCTCGACCATAATCTTGTGCAACCTGTCGGCTACTTTTTTGTCAAGATATTCACCATGCTCTAACTCAAGAACTTTGTCTAAACGGGATGTTGCATCAGTTAGTAGTTCAAACTTTCTAATACTTCTCTCCTCATCTAACTTTGTTGCTGGATGGTTTGCATATGCTTTATCCATAATCTTCTCCTTTGGCAGTTTAGTGAGATGCCAAGCTCTTTTTTTTATTTATACATTGTTTCTAAATCTTCATCTGTATATTTGAATCTGTTGCCTTTCATCATATCTATACAGAAATTAATGGAATCTTTTTCCATTGCAATCCATCTTTTATACATTGCTATTTGTTTAAGATATTTTGCTCTGAGCTTACCTTTTTTTGTAAAAACATCGCTTTGCAAAGATTTGCTAGGGTCAAAAATTTTTTCTAATTTACTATTTAACCACTCGTTATAAAGAACAATGCTTTCTTTATATCCTTGCATTTTTGCCTTGTAGTCCTCGACTGTGCTTCCAAAAAAATCTTTCATCTTGTTTCTCCTTAGATAAAGCTAACAACTACATTGTAAATTTGGCTTTGGTAACCTAGTAATTGTTGTGTAATAATTAATAACTTCATCATGCTATAAAAATAACCTCTATTATAACTTTGTCAACATACTAATTAAAAATAATTTACTCAAACTCATAAAAGCTAGTGTTTATAAAGGTTTTGTAAGGAAAATTTTTTTTATTTTTTTTTAATTATACGAAAATTCCTGTATGTGGTTCTTCTTTTTCCGTTGCTTTCATTTTTAAAAACTTTACAAAATCTTCTGGACTTTCAAACCTTGCGACTTGGTCTTGCTTTTCTGGCATTACATTTTGTTTACCAATATTTAAATTCCATCTGTACTCAAGACCTCTATCAAGTTGTGCTAAAATTTCTGAGTAGAACATTAATGCTTCATCAGAATAATTACTTGGCTTTTCTAAAAAGGCTTCCTTATAAATTTCAATTCCTTTTTCTAGTCCTTGAATTGCATAAGGTGTTAGCTGTCCATTGTTTTGTTCTTTCTCGTATCTAGCAATGTGAACAAAATCTCTCATCATTAAAAATTTTGTAAGAAGTCTGTTTGGATGTTTTTCATATTCTTTAAACATAAGATTTATATTTCTTTGGAATCTTCCTCGCCTTCTATTTTCTGAGAAGTAACCATCATGTGCAATGTTTACATCACCAAGTAATGTACTTGTACCGACACCTTCATTCATCATTCCTTCTCTTTCTGGATGCTCATGAACAAATCCATAAAATCTTACAGTCCTTCCATTTCTAAAAAGTCTTACTGGTGTATCTACTTTTGTATCTCCAGCATCAATTGTAAAATGATGTTGCTTTAGAGAATATCCTGCAAACATATTTGGTCGTAAATATTTTAGTAAGAATGTATTGTCGACTACCTCTTCATCTGCATCTAACCAGAATATCCAATCTGACTTTGCATGTTTTATAGATTCGTTTCTTGCTTCATCAAATCCTATCTCAAGTGGAGATTCACCATTTATTATTTTAGCTCCATATTGTTTTGCAATTTCTATTGTTGAATCTGTTGAGCCAGTATCATTGATTATGATTTCATCAGCAAATGATTGTACTGATTTCAAACATCTGTGTAACATATTTTCTTCGTTCTTTACTATCATACAAACTGAAACTGTTTCTCTTGGATTCTGTATTAGCAGTTTTCGTTCCATGTTTATTGGATTTACAGTTTTACTATTTTGTTTGTAAGTTACTACCCACCATCCAACTGTCTGCTGTTTGTTCTGATTTATTCCACCAGAAACCATTGCGATTTTTAAATCTTTTTTATCTTTAAACATCTGAGATAAATCTTGTCTTTCATAATTCCAAAGATGTGCATGTCTTTCATCTTCCCATAGACCAAATGGAACTGTTATCACAACTAAAGAATCTTTTTTAAGAACTTTATCGAACTCATTCATAAACTCTTCTGGCTTTGGTTGATGTTCTAATATCTCACCTAAGAATAAAATGTCATAGTGCTTTTTTAAATCGTTAGGGTCAGAAGCAGTTATTTGATTTACTTCACCTTTATCTAAAAACTTCTCAATCATCTTATCTGCAACTTCGTGTTCAGCATCAGATATATTTACTGCATCAACTTCTGCATTAAAATTGTTAGCCATTATGATTGATTCATTGCAAATGCCAGAAGCAAAATCTAATACTTTTGGTGCATCTATTTTGTTTTCTTGCAGATATGTCTGCATTTCTTTAAATGATAATTGTGTCCTTGCATAATTCCTTAATTCTATATTAGTTTCAATATCAGCATATTCCTGCCCTAGAGCTTCATATTTGGCTTTATATTCTTCTTTTGAGTCTGTATACCCATAATGTTCCTTGATGTCCTTATAATGGCTTAAATCGCTTCTATCGAGGTGTTTGATAGCCATAATATCTTCCCTTTCGTATAAATGCTTGACTAACCTTTCTTTATTAGCTGTTTTCTCTTGGAATATCTTAATAAATAATTCTTCCCATTCTTCAGCTAAATCTGACCAAGCAAACTCTTTACTTTTCTTATATCCAAATTCTTGCATCTTATCAATATCATCTTGGTTGTTTAAAAGGTTAATTGTTAGCTTTGCAAATTCTCTATTGTAATCTGGATTGCTTTTATAATCTCCAAATATTAATTTGTTACCATCATTGCATAAAGTTTCTGGCAATGCTCCAATGTGAGATGTTATCATTGGGACTCCAGTCATCTGAGTTTCCATTGCAGTTATACAACTTGTTTCATGAAATGCTGTAGGATAAACAAACAATCTACAAGTCTTATAAAGTTCGTAAAGTTCGTTTTTATTTAATGCTCCAAGATGAGCAATCTTAAATCCTTGCTTTTGATATTCTGCAACTTTGCCATAACACATATCGTAAAATGGTTTCATTTGAGGTGATGTATTATCATATCCAGCAAGGCATAATTCTATTTCTTTATCATGCTTCCATAATTCTGGCATAATGTTAAATAGCAAATTATCAAGACCTCTTTCTGGTCGGTTTGTATAAACTAATCTTTTATTTTGTCTTTTAGAATTATCTGGTTGTGGAATTAGCTTTATGCCGTTTCTAGTTTTATAAAATAGTTCATCAGAATCTATTTGATAGATTTCTTTGTATTGTTCTATTTGCCAATCACTTAAACAAAATACTTTATCTATGTTCCATAATGACCCATGAAAATTTTGTCGTTGGCTTTTTAAAGCAACATCATGTTGCCAGAGAATATTTATTTTAGATTTTAAATTACCTCTAAATACTTCTGGGATTCTTTGACCAATTAGAACATCATGAGGACAATTCTTTGCAAATCCTTCAAAGTTATTTACATGAACATATTGTACTCCATCATGCTTTCCTTCTTTGGTGGTGTTACAAAACAAAAGAACATGATGTCCTCTTTTTGCTAATTCATGAGCCATACTAACTCCAGCAGTTTCACTTCCACCTAAAGATTTAGTTTTTAAAGTATCTGGATTTACTTCCATACCTGCACAAAAAATTGCAATGTCTAAACTATGTTTTGCCATGATTTACCTACCTTTATATCTGATATTGTTTTAGGTGCTACATTATATTCTCTCGCTAAACGAGATTGCACACCTCTTGATTTATCTTCTTTTAAGATTCTTTTTATTCTTCTTACTGATTGTATTTTAAGTTTTCTCGCAACATTCTTTTTAGATGTCCACAAATTTTTAGCCCTGCCGTGCAAAAGCATATCCCTAAAATTATCATAAGGACTACCCCAATATAAATTACTAGCATTGTTGTTTTGATTGTTTCCATCTTTATGTAATGCCCATTTCTTTTCTTCTGACTTACCTTTACAAAAAGCTTGTGCAACTAATCTATGAACTTTTGCTTTTATATATTTTTTGTCTGGAAATAAGGTAACACAAAAATATCCATTCTTATCTGGATTCTGTGATAAAAGTCTAAAATGTTGACCCTTAGTATATTTAAGGGATTTAACACGACCTTTGTTAGATACTAAATAATCTGGATATTGTGTTGGTTGCCATTTCTCTATGTTACTCATAAGGTAATCGGTAAAGAGTAGTGCTAATCCCTTAGCTTTCTTCGTTATCTAATCAACATTAGAATCTCTTTACTTTACTTAGAGTAAACTAACTTTGTAAATAATGAAAGTCTTTTTTTAGCTTGTTGTTGTTTTTGATAAACTCTGATTGCTGCTGAACTTACATTTGTCATAAAACACCTCTTAAATTGTTTGTGTCTTTTATCGCATGACCTATGCGAGTCTTGTAGCCCATGACTTATGGAGTGCTTTTGACCCATGCACTATGGGTTAGAAAAGGGATGCCAGTTTTGACATCCCCTAGTTTAAAATTTATGCACAGTCTTTTAAGACATAGCCTAAATCTTTTGCAGTAATTTTTTCATCTTGATAATACTGAACTCTTAAATTAGTGAAAAGTCCATCTCTATCATCCCATGAATCTACTGCCATTGGAGCACCAAACATTGGGTTAGTCCATCTGAAGCCATAAGCTAATGATGGGTTTCTTCCATCTGTTTCTGGTGGTGAGAATCTAGCAACGATTGTGTCATCTCCCCAAACATCTGAGAAACTGTCAGCTTGGTTTTCTTCTCCAGAATTAATGATTGAGTTTCCTACATAAACATTATCTACATCAAAAAGAGCTGCAAGTAAGTCTGCAGTTACAACACCTCTTTGAACATATTTGATTCTGTCTAAGATATCAGCATGTTTGATTAAAGAGTTGTATGCTTCTCTTCCAATGATGATTGTGTTTGCATCATATCCTGTGTTACTTCTGATAAAGTTTTTAGCAGTTGTGATATCGCCAAATGGGTCAGAAGTTCCAGCAGTTGCTGATGACCATTTTGAAGCTACTGTAGAACCAGAACCCATATTAGATACTGACCTTACTGAAGAAGCTACTCTGTTTTCCATATCAAGCATTAAAAGATTGAAAAGGTTTCTTGCACCTTTTTCTTTTAGCTTTAATGGGTCATCTTGGTTTACTAAAGTTTCGTAAGCCATTTCATCTACTAATGCATAGTTAGTTGCATAGTAAGATTCTGAACTTACATTGAAGTGTGTAGTTCTTCCTTTAGTTTTTGGAGCTCTTTCAGTTGATGATGGGATTCTGAAAAAATCTCCTTTGTCGTATTTAAAATACAAATCGCTTTGTTTGTTAACATCTACGATTGGTAAAAAGTTTTGTACGATAGTTCCTTGTGGTTCAAATCCTACGACTAGATTGGATAAGGGTCTATCAATGTGTACATCTCTTGCTGTTAATGGCATATTCTATTCTCCTTTAATTAAAATTAACTTTTGTAACCAGCTTGTGTAATTAACATTAAGAAATTACTTCCAGAAGCAACTGCTGATATTGCAGTTCCTACAATGTAATCTCCAGATGCTGCTGCTGTAGCTGTACCAGAAGCTGTAACGGAAACTTCATTACCTGCAGCAATTGTGCCACCTGCAAATACTCTTGTAACACCATTAGTTACTACAGTACAGTTTTCTCCACTTTCTGGTTTGTTATCTACAACACCAAAGATGTTTCCACCTGCTGTTGTTTGTCTTGCAACTGAGTTAGCTGCATCTACTTTTACTAAATGATATTGAAAAGAACTTAAGTCCTCTCCAGCTACCATTGATGTGTACATTCTTGTGCTCATTTTCGCTTATCTCCTTTTATTGTTGTTTAAAATAATCTGTTTTTAATTGTTCATCTTCTTTGAAAACTAAGCTGATTGCTTCTTGATAGTCTTTTGCTTTTCCTTTATTCATATAAAGTTTAGCTCTTCTATCTACTTCATTTCCAGCATTTTCATAAGGTTGTCTATCGACAATGAAATCGCCTTCTGTTGAAACTTCAGCAAACTCAACTAATTTTGGGAATGATGAAACAATTTTCTCTACTAACTCAAGCTGTGATAGTTCGACAGTATTTTCTTCTAAAGTATAGCTGTAGACTTTGGCTTCTGTAGCAGAACTAAGTAAAGCTTCTAATTCTTTTTCAAAGGTTGGTAAAACTTTACCAGCTTCTTTGTTGTCAGAAATGAACTTGGAGATTCTTTCAGCTCTTTGGCTTTTTCTAGTTTCTTCTAGTTCAGAATAAGCTTTTTCGTTAGCTTCTTCTAATGCTTTAACTTTAGCTTCTAACTCTTGATATTCTTTTGTAATATCTTTTTCCATTAGTTCACTCTCCTTTTCAGTATAGTGTTTCTTTACTTCGCCTGTACCAGTATCTTGCGAATATAAACCTTCTATCGCCTCAAGGTTTGTTACTGCTGGTATTTCAGAACCAAGTAGTGCAACAGCTTTCAGTACTCTATCGAGAACAGAACCATTGTTTTTATAGTTCCAGTAAATCTCGGAACTAACTCTTTTGTAATTACCTCTTTTCATAGCTTCGTAAACTTTTTTTGGAAGTTCTTTGAAGTCTGCTAAGAGTTTATTACCATTCTTATAAATCTTATCTACATAACCAAGTGCTGGTTCACCATCTTTCATTTCTGGTTGCTCTTCGTTATGTCCTAATTTTAATGGTGGTTGAAATCCTGTTTTTTCAAAATTAGAAACCATTGCATCTAAATCTTTGGCAGTATATTTATCGCCATTCCAAACTCCTGTTGAAAAGATTTCGATACCATTGATATTGAAAGTTTGTTCTAAGGCATAATTTTCAGCTGTGTTTTCTCTGCAATCGCAAACATCTTTTTTTGCATCACAATCGCAATCTTCAACTTTAGCCATTTTCTTTTCTTTCTCTTTATCTTCACCCATGTCTTTTTCCTTGTCTTTGTCATGAGCACCCATTTCTTTTTCTTCTTTATCTTCGCCCATTTCCTTTTTAATAGCTTCAAGGTATTCATCATGAGTACCAAGTGGCATATACATCACTTTATCTTCAACTTCTAATTCGTGATGACCTTCTCCACCTAATTCTTGTGCTCTTACTTCTGCTTCCTCAACAGTTTCAAAAACATCTTTCTCCATTACTTTCTCTTCTTCGTGTTTGCCCATTTCTTCTTCTTTTTTAGGTTCTTCCACGACTATCTCTTCTGCCATAGTATCTTCTCCTTTACCAGTAGCTGGTTCAAATTTGATTGGCTCAAACTTATTTTCTTTAAGCCAATTCATTGCTTGAGTTTCTGTGAACTTCGAGGAATCTAATCGGATGGATTGGATTTCAGATTTTCCATCTTGTGTAATTCCAAAGATGACATCTATGCCTTCTCCCATTTGGTCTTGACCTCTTCTAAAGCGAACAAACTTATCTGGACTTGTAAGTCTAGCAGCATGTTCGTTAGGATATGGCATATTTACACCTCATTTATTTCTCGGCATCTTGGACATTTTATTTGACAAGCCAAAATTCCGTTTGTATTTATTTTAGCTAGTAATTTGTTGCATTGCAAACATCTAAGTTCTTCATTTGTAAAGTTTGCTAAAAAGGTTTTAGCTTCTTGTATAGTGGATAAAGAATTTATTGCTGTCATACAACTTTAGTCATTCCTTTGAGTTGCCCTAAGGTTTCTGAATTGGTAAATGCAACTGGCTCATCTTCTGGTGTTATAAATGTTAAAATTGTTCTACAGTTAAAATGTAATGGTGGTGTCAATCTAGCAATGCTTTCTTTATCTTCTATAGGTATTTGAACATTTGATTGTGCAATAAGCTGACAAATATCAGAAGTTCTCTCATCTAATACAGGGGAAAGTTTATAACCTAATACAAACCCATCCAAGTCTTTATCTTCTCCTATTGCTCTTCTGCCAGAATTATATGCACCTAATGTAGCAGTTCTGGTAATTGTTCTGAGGTTATAAGATTCAACAACTTTATCTCCAACTGCGACTGTTCCTGTTGCTGTATAAGGATTAAAGGTTGTTTCAATTTCTTTAATAATTTGTGATGTAGATTTACCTGTTCTTATTCCATCTAATAATACTTCAGTTAAGTTAGCATTTAATCTTGCTGTAATTTCAGCTACATCAAATCTAGCTTTAGATTGCAGATATCTCTGAAGTTCTTGTGCTGTTAAACCAATACCTACTTTAGCAGTAGCAAACTTTTTAGGTAATTCCTTTCTGGATTCTTTTAATCCTTCTTGATAAGAAGAATCATAATTTTCTTGAAATTTAGTCTTTAACTCGCCTTTAAATTTAAGCTCTAAATTATCCACAGCTTGAAAATCTAATTTGTTTTGATTCATTTTATTTTCTACATATTTAATTACTGCATCTTTTTGTTTAATCATTACATCTCTAGTTTCGTTTAAAAAGTTTTCTTCTAAAGTATCAAGCTGATTTCCTACAACTTTAAAATCCACTCTTCTTTCTGCACCACTAGGTTTATAATTATATTCTTTTGTATTATCCTTGGAACTTAATGGATGACCTTTTGGGAATAAATCAGTATCATGTTTACCACTTCTAAATCTTCCTGTTCTTAAAGCTGTAAGGAAAGAATTAACTCTAGCCATAGCCCATTGCTCTGGTGATTTAACAGATGGTCTAACTGATGCTGGATTTGTTCTGTATGCACCAACACCTCTATCATAAACAGTCTTAAGCATACCAAGTGTAACTCTTTTAGTTTTTGTATCGCCATATTCTTCGTTATGTTGTTCTACTTTATTTTTTAAACCTTCATCACGATTATATTCAAGGATATTATTTTCTTGTCTTTCTAGTTGTGCTGATTTTGCTTTAGCCCAAGTCTGTCCTGCATCACCACCCCATAATGCCCAAGCTATTCTTCCATTGCTTGGAAATCCTTTTTCTCCGGGTCTAAATCCCTCTGCTTTTTTATCTACTTCATGTCTAGCAAAAAAGCTATTCATTCTTCTTACAGTTGATGCAGATAAATTTTCTCTTCTTTTTAATTGATTGGCTCTTACAGCTCCAACTTGAGTTCCACCTCTACCAAACTCAGCTCTCCATTTTAATCCTTTCTCAGCTTCTGCTGCCATTCCTGCACTTGGTCTTAAATTTATTTCTGCATAACTATTCTCAGATATTTCTTCTATTTCTTCTTCATCTGGAGTTGCTTCAATATCTTCTTCTGGATTATCGGGTTTTATTGGATTTTCTTTTTCTGGAAAGTTTAAATTCTTTCTTAATAAGTTTTCATCTTCTAGTGTTGGATTGATAACACCTTTTTGTACTGCATCTATAAATAAAGTATTAAGTTGCAATCTTTGGTCATCAGTCATTGGGTTAAATTTAAAGTGAGGTAATTCTTCAACATTAGAAAAGTTATAAGCAACTAATCTTCTAATTAATTGCTCGTTCATTACATTCTCTTCTAAATCCATTCTTAGCTTTTGTATTACCCATAAGAAAACATCAAAATGAATCTTAGCTTGGCTATATGCTCCAGTCTCACCATCTGCCATTAATCTATCTGGAATTAAAATACTTCTGGCTATTGCTTTGTTGTAGAAGTTAAGTGCAGTTTCAAAATCGCCTGTAGCATTTCTTGATGATTCTAATAACTGAATATCAAACTCTTCCATTCTGTGAGTAATAGAAGTTTTAGCTGTAAGGTTATCTAAAATATTTCTTAAACTCTGTCTTGCACTTGGGTCGTTAGTTTTATATCTTCCTAAAACAGTTGGGTTAGCAAATCGTTCCAAATAAATATTCCACATCTTAATTAAAACATCTTTTGACCAATAACCTCTATATGCTGGTCTTAAGTCTGATGTTCCAAAGTGATTGCCAAATTCTTTTTGATAACTAAATACTAAAAATTTATTTACTGGGTATTTTTTATCAGCACCACCTTCTTGATAAACTATTCCATCTTTTAATAGATTAGAATATTCATCTACTGCAAACTGATAATGATGTGGTCTTTTTGTTTTAAGATTTTTAAGTCCTATCTTTCCTTGATGGATTCCAGAATCAAATGTTTTGTAATTTATTTCTGTGATTGAAAAGCCATAATCAAGTGCAGTTAATATTTCATAAAGATTATCAGATAAATTACCCTGCATTTTATTAAAGCAATATTCTACAAACTCAGCGACCTCAACATCTTGCTCATCATCACTAGCTGGAATAATTTGATAGCTTGGAGCTAATGTAGCAAACTTCTTGAGGGTTAAACAAGCTTTAACTTGGTCATCTATCCTCATTTGGTCATACATATAGAATCCTCTTCTGCCTACGAGGGTATCTGGGTTATATGGTAAGATGTCGCCTTTTGCATACAAGCCATAGTCGCTTGATGCTAATTCATTGAAATTTGGTTTTGTTGGTTCTTGGTATTGTTTACCTTTTAAGTCGATTATAGCCATTTGCTAAATTTTAAATGAAGTATTGTATTAATGCAATAGAAAGAGTGGTCAAGGTGATGTTTGGTCTTTTGTTCGGAGAAACAAATGGATAAACTGACCACTCTCTCAAATAGTTTAGCTTACTTCGTATTCATTGCAAAGATTATCTACAATCCTTTGATATAAGACTTTTACTTCATTTATTTTTTTTGATTCGTTATGAAGCTTATTATAGTCCTGCAAGATACATTGTGCTCTATATAAAACCAATCCTCTTTGTATCGGTGTTAAATTATAATCATCATCACATATTCTCATTGCTAATATTTTAAATTCTTTAGGCAACGATTGTACTGGCATAAGTTGTTCCTCATCCATGTTTATTTGTAGTTCTGAAAAATATCCCATTATACACCTCTCAATTCTAAATCATCCAACAATGCTTGTGCAGCAAATCTATCGCATGACCTACCAAAAGGCAAGTTGTCCAACCAAACATTGCTATCTCTACCAGCAACATCTACTATCAAATAATTAAGGTTGTCGCAAACTATATTAAAATTATTTGCTCTTACCCACCTTCTTAAATCATTCAAACTAGATATTCTTCTTCTAGTTCCATTTACTATTTCTTGTAATTGTATTCTTATATCTGTCATATCGTTTCTCCTTGCCAGTTTTGTAGGGACTGGCTAACCCTAATTTTTTATAACATAATTTCTTCGTGTTCTACTTTACAAGGTGTCTTTTCATCTAAGATGTTAGCTAATTTGTAAAGCACTCTACTTGCTACAAATGGCTCAATATCTTTTTTGATGTTTACTACATAGTGTGTTTTTTCCATACCAAATCTTTTTTGCAAGTAACCTAATTTGAAACTTGTTTGCATAAACTTACATTTGCTAATTCCACCTTCTCTAGGAATTACATTTATAAAGTTATGAGCAAAATATTCTGGTATGCTGCTATGCTCACTTCTAGTACAAGCATTTAAATTATTAACTGCTTTTTGAAACTTTGCCCAGAAGTTATGAACTCTTTCTTCTGTTACTGCTTCCTCGTTGAACTTTTTATTTCTAACCATTGTTGTTTCTCCTTGATGTTGTTTTTTGTTTTTTTTATTGTTTAACATCATGTAATAAATATAATAGTATATATAACAAAGTCAATAGATTAATGAAAGTTTTTTTTCGCCCTTTATTTATAGGGGTTTTAGAACGACTGAATTGTTGTTTCTCTTTCACCAAAAGTTTCTGGCTCGTATTTTTCTCCGACTTCTATTGTCCTTCTCATTACTGCATATCTTAAAGCATCTACTGGATGGTCGAATCCAGCAGTATCATAAACCTCTGGGTTTCTTTTATCGACCATAATATTTTTTAAAGACTGCAAAGTATATTTACAATCTTCTGTAAAAAATAATTTAGGTTTTTGTGTTAGCTCATTTATTTGTAATCTCATGTGCAGTTGTTGTGTTCCCATCAGTCTGTCATTGTTTGCTCGTTCCATAAGTAGACCAGCATTTTGAAATATCTCGCCAATAGAATCTCCAACATTTTGTTTACCCCAAATAGCTGGGTCGCTTGGTGCATGATGTGGATTTATATTATTTTGTTCCTCTATACTTTTTATTGTTTGTGCAACTTGGTCTGCTGACATCATCAGTCCTTTGTTGCTGCCATCTTTTGTTCCTATCCATTCTTTAAACACAATTAAATTTTTATCTGAATCTTCTGCAATCCAAACTGTTGCAAACGGAGCAGTAAATCCCCAGTCGAATCCTCGAATAATTATTTGACCCTCAGTTGGTTTGTAGCTTGGCAATATGTGGTCTGCAGATATCTCTGGAAAACATACACCCTCGATTTGTGAGAAATCACCAAACCTTAAAGCTTGGTAAATTTTATTGCCTTGTAATTTTAATCTGGATTCATAAGCTGGGTCATTTAATTTCAAATATGGGTTGTCATCTAAAGTTGCTGGAATATAAAGTCTAGATAAATTTGTATCTGGGTCTTTGTGTATTTTATAACCACCATTTTCTATAAACCTTCTTCTTACCCAATCGATATGTTTTCCTACTGGAGTTCCTGTGCATCTTATTCTTGGAAATACTTTTGGGTTTGCACTTCTTGCTCTTGAGTGCAAATATAAATATTGTGATTCTGTAAAGTGAGTAATCTCATCAAAGTAAACACCAGCAGAATATTCTTGACCATCGTGTTGATATTTGTCCATCTCATTTTCCATATGAGAAAAAAATACTTTGCCACCACTTGGAAATTCCCAGCAAGATTCTTGCACCTTAAAGTTTGCACCTAATTGTTTGTAAATTTTAAAACTGTAATCAATAAGCTGTCTAAGTTCTTTTGTAGTTCTTCTGAAGATTACAGATTTGGCATCTGGTTGATTCATTTGCCTACAGGCATCGATTAATAATACAGATGACTTGCCCGACCCTGCTCCACCTAGATATGCAACCTCGAATATATTCCCAGTCTTTAAGAACTCTAATTGTTTCTTAGTTGGTCTCCATATGGTGTTAGTTGATTTCGCTGTCTGTGATTTCATCAATCGTTGGCTCATAGGCATCTAGTTTTGGAACTTCAATAATATTGATTGTCTTTTGTGTTTGGTCTATTTCAGTTTTCTCTACATATCCACGACTTCTGCCAATTGTTCTTAATGCAAACATAACTGCTGGAACATTTTCTTGCTCAATAAGTTTTACTAATTTGGATTCAGCTAAATCGATAATTGTTTCTCTTGCATCATTAAGCAAAGTCCACATTTCCTCATCATCTCTTAAATGGTTGTATATGGTTTGTCTAGTACATCCAAAGGATTGAGCTATGTCGCTGACATTACCTTTATAATTATTTATAGCCCTTTTAAGAGCTTCTTTTTCTATTTTAGGGTTAGCACTCATATTTATAGACTAACCCCTTTAAAGTTCGTGTCAAATATGTCAAATCTTTTTGAATTTAGGTTTGCTGATATGTACTACAGGTAAGTCACAATTCCATGCTTTTTCATAACCATTCTTTTTGAAACGAGATGCAATTTTTGCTACATTGTATTCAGCTTTATCTTCTATTAATCCAGAAAGCTTTATTCTTTTGTTTTCATGATAAAGTGCAGCTTCTTCTGCACCAAAATTGTTTAGCATATCTTTTTCAGTATTTGAGTAATAAGAATCCAAAACTTTATTAGATTCTGATTTAAAAGAATAAACAAACCCATCATCACCAAGTGCTAACCAAAATGTAAACATTCCATAATCAGTTTCTACATTTTTTCTGTTAAATACTCTTACAGATATATCTGCAATTTCTTTTTTATTTGAATCTTCAAAAGTTTTTAAATTTAATAATCTTACAATTTTGTCAGTTCTTCTTTTTCTTTTTTCACAAGCTTTTTTAAAGTTATCTGATTTAACATTTTCTTCTGCTTGTATTTTTTCTTGCTTTTTTATGGCTCTAAGAATTGCTGCTCTAGTTTGCTTTAAAGTTTTTAACTGTATGCCTTTGCCATCACAGTCAAAGCATTTACCATCTTCAATATGTGTATGTCCTGTATTTCCTGTACCATGACATTTAGTGCAAGTTTTTATAATTGAATCCATCATTACTTTGCACCTACCTTTTGTTTTAGTCTTAGCAATAAATTTGCATTTGATTCTAAAAGTTGTTCTTGAGAAATTTCTAATTCTTGCATTACAAATTCTCTTTGAGATTTTATTATTCTCCAACCTTTGAATCCTTCTTTAAGTAACCTTTGTAGTCTTAATCCGTTATCCATAATTTGTTTCTCCATACTAATATAATGCCTGTTCCTATAACTATGTCAATAGATACAAGTAAATTTTTTTACTCTTTTTTTTCTGCCCTAATAATAAGCCATTTAGCTAATGTATAATAAGCTTCTTGCCATAGCTGAACTCTATACCTTTCGTTTACCCAATTGATTCCCTTTGCATGAACTTCGATATGAACTTCTCTACAAATAGGAATACAAGTAAAGTGTTTTATATTAGGTTTCTTTCTATTCGCACCCATTCCTATTGCTTCTAAATGATGTGGCTCTGCTATTGGGTTTCCTGTTACACAGCAACTTAAAGTTCTAACATAGTCTAAATATTCAAGTGAGTATTCTTTTATGTAATCTTCATTTTCTATAAATCGCATATCTTTTACCTCTTTATATATTAGCTTCGTAAAATGCTTTAGCAAAACCTTGTGGTGTTATTGCTCTCCTTTCTTTTCTAGTTAAAGTGCCAAAATATTCTGGATGTATGTCTTTAGATTTCATTCTATCAAATTTTACATTTACACATTCAATCGGATTTTTTTTAGGGTCGTTAAACCATCCCCACAAATGTGTTTTCTTTTTATAATCATCTCCAAAATCATAAGGATTAAATTCATAAGCTGGTTTACCTAAAAACCTTTTTAATAAACCATTAGGATTTTCTAATGCCCAAAATTTTAATTTAGTAGTTTTTGCATAATCTGATTCTATTGAATTGCATTGAGCTATGATATCTAAACAAGCTCTTACAATACTCCAAGCATTTTCTAATTGTCTTGGCTGCCCTGTTGTTTTAGCAAATGAAAATTGGTCGCATGGTGGTGCTGCTAATATCCCATAAACATTTTTGGGTGGTTGATATTCTCTTACATCATTTTCTGGCAAAGTAACAACTCTTACATCATAACCATTTTCTTTATATGGTTTGCTCCAAGACCCTGTGCCACCACAAAGGTCTAGTATAATTTTAGACAAGTTCTAAATCCTTTCTTCTAAAAGTTAATCCACATATTGTGCATTTTTCTAAAATAATAGATTGTTTGTTTTCACAAGTTTCTATTGATAAACATTTATCGTTAGGAATTTTACCTTTCAATTCTTTTACATTGTTATCGAAGTCAGTACGACTTGCAGTTGCTGCCATGTCAAGGAGTGATGCTTTTAAGTCTGGGTCTTTCTTTGCAACTGGCAATAATCGCACCAACCTCTCATAACTACAGTTAGCAAGTAGTTCAACTTTCTGCATCAAGTAATAAGAAAACTCTTCGTAGATTTCCATATCTTGCCTAGCCGTTTCTCTATTAATTCCTACTGCTTCTAAAAACTCATTCCAGTTTTGACAATAAGAATCATATCCAATATAGGCTTTGTTTTCCTTAATTCGTTTTAGAATATTCCCTCGTTCTAATCTGCCTTTAAGGATTCCAATGTTTATATTTTTTAATTCATCTATTAGTTCTGGTAATGTTTGTACTAAGTTATTCATATTCCTCTACACTCCCTGCTAAGTTATGTCGAGCTAAAATTCTAGCTTCTTTATTTTCGTACTCATCTAACAAAGCAAGTAATGTAGTTAAATATCTGGGCATAATTTTGCCATCTTTGAACCAAAGCTTGTGAACATGTAAAGCATCACGGATTACTTTAACCTTTAGCTCTTTCTCGTTTAGAAGAGTATCTTGTACTTCATTAGTTGTCATAATTTTCTCCTTTATTTTATACTTTAATATTTAAAAAATCAAATCTAGTAACATTGAACAAAACTTAACTAAATACATAAATATTTTATAGCCAAAAAACCAAGCAATTGCAGTAAAAACTATTCCTAATATTACATCTGTAAAAGTCATTTTAGTTGCTCTCCTGTAAGTTTTCGTATTCTTCTTTTGATATAATGTAACCATCAACATCTCTATAAACTCCTGTGTCTGACATGTAAGCATGTGATGTAGATTCTTCTTTTACTTCTTCGTGCCATCCTTCATTCTTTAACCACTTCTGTGGATAAGGAACATATTTTTCTTCTCTTGTATTTAAAAGTTCATTAAATTTAGATGCTAACTCTTCTGCAGATATCTCTGCATCAATTTGAAGATATGCTCTCTTGGCATCATTTTTATTTTTCTTTCTACCTTGTAGCTTATCCCAAAATCTTTGAAAATCTTCTTCATCTCTCACATATATATTAATACTTGTATTGTTATTACTTGTATTATTCTCTCGGACATTTTTGTCTATAGGGTTGTCGACATTTTTGTCTATAGACCCCATGACTTTTTTGTCCATAGGCAAAGCAATTTTAACGATTCTTTTGCTTATTTGCTTACCTTCGTATTCAAATGATACTTTGATATATCCTCGCTCAGAAAGTCGTGTAATCGCCCTAGTAATCGTTCTGGTGGACTGTTTGAAGACATCACTAAACCATTTGTTACTAGCCCAACATTCTCCAGTCTTATTGGCTAGTGCCGACAACTCGGCATACATGATTTTTTCAAACCATGTAAGCTGAGAGTCGTATCTTACTTCAGCAGTTAGGATGCTGTAGTAATTAGGTTGGTCTTTCATTATCTTAATACCCACTTTTCAAATTGTTCAGCAACTTCTAATATCTTTTCTGGAGTTAAAGATACTACTTGTGCATCTGCTGTTGCATAGTCGACTGCTGCTTTTAAAGAGCTTTGTCTTACAATTGCAACTTGCCTTGCATCTCTTTGTACCTCTAGCTGGTTTGCATCATTTACGAGGTCTTGTATTGCCTCTGAGGATGCTTTACCAGTTGAGCCATCAATCTTATTCACATAATATTTACCATTTGATTCAGTACAAGAAACTGATATTTCTTGACCTGCTTCAAATTCTTTATTGCCCTCATAAAATTTTCCGTAGTTAATCCAAACATCTTCTCCAGTTTCTGCTAACTGAAATCCGTAAGGACTTGTCTTGGTAATTTTACTGATGAAGTTGTGATATTGTTTCTCTGCCATGTTCTTCCCCCTCTAATGTTTTTAATCTTTCTCTAACCAATCTATTTATATCTAACTGGTCTTTTAAACAACCTTGCAAGTTATCAACCATTTTAGTTAATGTTATGCAAACTTCATGCAAGTGCTTGATGTCATCTTCTAGTTCTTCTATTTTCTTATTGTTAAACATTTTACTTCTCCTTTGTTTTTTGATTTTGCTTTCTTCTTTTTGTGGCATTTTCGTGTTTCTTTTTCATCTCATCTTTATTGATATCGTGAGATGTTTTAAAAAATCCACTTCCACGATTGAGTGGCTTTCGCCATCCATCAACATTCTTACTTCGTAGACTTGATAATTGGAACATCTATCTCACCCCCTTTTTAGACTTTAGTTTTAGATACATAAAGATATTCTGGATTCTATCGGCAATCCTAATCGCTGACCTTGCTTCATAGTTGTCGCAAAGTTCGCAGATATCTCTGTCTATGTCATCTTCTCCAAACTGAAACTCTACTATACCATCTCCATAACAAAAATTGCAATGTGAAGTTTCAATAGGTTGTTTGGATAATCTTGTTTTAATAAATTGTTTTGTTTGGTCTGAAGATTCTCTATAATCCCAAACTAAGTGATGTAAGTATTTCATTTTGTTTCTCCTTGTTAGTTTTTTTTGAGAACTAACAAACTCTATGCTGTTACTTTACTTAATACTTATATTTATGTCAACACTATTTCTAAAATTATTTACCTATAGACATAAATGTCTAGTGTTTATGCACCTTTTAGCACGAAAGTTTTTTTTGCTTTTTTTTTATTTTCATATACCTTTAGAGTATGGATATTGAAAAAGTTACAAGAGATTATGTTTTGCATGATAAAACTTTTAGAGAAATTGGTGAAGAACTTGGTGTTACTAAACAAGCTGTTCATGCTTTCTGGAAAAGAAATCAAGACAAAGCAAATGAAATTAAATTAAAGTTTGATTGTAGTTCTGGTTTTACATCTGAGATGAAATTCAAAAGAAAAACTTTGGGTATCACTCAAGACCAACTTGCAAAAAAAGTTGGAACTTATAAATCAAACATTTCTG